GCCAGCTTCACTTCATCCGTATCAATTAAGAAAGCCCAGTCGTTATGTGCTGTCCCTGCACCTTCGTCTTCCACTGTCGTGAAGAAGCGATTTGGCACTACGGACAAATTACCAAAGTCAGAAACATAAATGTCTGCTGCTCCGATAATGGTAGTCGGTGAATCACTAGCATCTACATTATAGCGTGTCGATGCCAATCCCGTGAATCCACTCACAACAGTTTTGTTGTAAGGGCTTACCATGAGCATTGTTGGCTCACCACCATTTTCATAACAGGACTGCATTGTGGTCTTCAGCATAGCTTCCGTAAATGCGACAGGCGTACCAAAAGATTTCCATACTTCTGATGCACCTGTTGGGGTTGAGCCTGTGTAGCTAGGCTTCGTCGAAGCATTGTCATCTACGTTAGTTTTCAGCCAACCAGGGAAACCAGCAGTCACCCTAGCTGTTGCTGTTGCACCAACCACTGCACCCACTCCATTGAGTAGGGCTGCCTTTTCCACGTTCCTCTTTAGTTCTTTTGCAGCTTTTGCTGCCTGATACGCTACCTCACTTGAACGGCCAGCTTTCTCCACTCTCTGCTCAGTACCAGAGATGATGAAGTCCACCATGTTGATCTGACAATAGTTCCCCATACGAGCAGTTGGTGTTACTGCTGTAAAGGAACTCAAGTCCTGACCTTCAACCACTGGTGTAGCTGAAGCTGCTGCCAGCGAGTCAGTCTGCCATTCAAAATAAGTATTCTCAGCAGACCTTGTACCGATGTTTGATACAAATGGAGTCTGCGTAGGAGAAATATCAGATATTAAATCCGATAAGTCTTCCCTGATGCCTTTAGCATCATACGTTAAAAAAGTATTACCTACGACTGCCATAATTATTATTCCTTTAAGTTTATCCGTCTAGCAATGTTGCAAATAGAGCTGCTGCATCATCAACCTTCCCACTGTTTTTGAGGTTCGCTCTTAGCACTTGTTGCTTTCGGGTACTGCTTCTCTTTGCAGTCTCTCGACTACCAGGATTTGCAGTTTTGATTTTAGATTTTGACTTGGCCTCCCTAACTGCCTTGCCACGAGTTACTTGGTTGTAACGCATTCCATCACGCAGTGCTAACAACGCACGATGGTCTCGAACATCGCTGACTTCATCGTCAGCAAAGCCAAGGCTTCTAGCATACTCTACCACCAACTTCTGCTCATTGCTACGAACAGCAGGGTTTGACCATTCAGGTATTTTCTCCAGCATCAGCTTGCGTTCTCTGTCTAGCTCTTGTTGCAGTTCCTCGGATTGTTGCTCCTGAAGGAGTTGTTGCATCTTGGCATTTTCTTGACGCACTGCCTCAATCTGCTGCTCACGTTGACGTTCCATCTCACGCAACTTTAACCATTGTACAGGGTCAGTTCGCTCTAGTAATTCCCAGTCTACGTTTGGCTGATTAGAGGCTTCCATCTGCTGCTGTAGTTGCTGAAGCGTATTCGCATATTGCTGACGCTCCTGCTGAAGCTCCTGCTGAAATCCTTCAAACTCTCGTTTTTCATTGGACAATGCAGTAGTCTTCTTAGTGTAATCAGACTGTCTTTGATAACCAGAAATGAGTTCGTCCAGCCCTACGTTTTCTTCTTTGCCGTCAACAATCACTCGGTAGAAGTCAGCGTGGCCTTCAGGTTGTTCCTCTGATTCTTCTGACACTTCGTCATACTCGTCGGCAGAGGCTTCGGCTTCCTCTTGCCCTACTTCTTCATGCTCTCCACTCGCTTTTAAGTCCTCGACCTCAGAGTCCTCCTGCCCAGGTTGCTCTTGAGATTCGCCTTCAAACATTTCAGCGAAGGCTTGTTCAACCTCCCTGTTTGATCTGCGAGGCCGATCACTCCCATGAAGCTCATGGTCTAGGACACTTGTGTCCGCAACCTCTGGCTCAATCGGGTTGGTGATGGTTTGTTCGCTCATCATTATCTCCGTTTTTTAGCGGATTTTTCTTGCTTTCTTTCTTGCACAGTCCAGGCATCCACTATAGACCTAAGACCACGCACGACTTCATCTAATCCCTTAGATTGCATATATAAATTTTCACGTTCAGATGTTGCATTATAATCAGTCAGGTGCCACTGGGCCATCAACCCCTGTCTAGTGCTTTTAACAACCTCCTGAAAAATATCATCTTCTAGTATCTGTTTTGCTCTTAACCCTTTCTCTCTAATGCTCATCCTTCTTTTCGCTCCTCTTCTTCAGCCAACGAAGCTCTAAGCAGCTCCAGGTCTACCTTGCTTTGATATTTTTGTTCCAGATCAAACTCTCTTAAGGCTTGATCTCCAGCTATTCTCGCACGTTCACGCTCATCAATCGCTTGCTCCCGTTGAGCAGACTGCCTGACCTTTTCTTGCTCTATTTGCTGCCTTGCCTGTATATCCTGCATTTGAACTTGGAGATACTGCTGTTCAGGTGTAGGCTGTGGGGGTGGAGGTGGGGGTGGAGACCAGTCTTGTGGCAGTGGCTTGAAGAACTGGTTTGCATCTTCCCAACCTGCCACCTCTAGCATCTTTGACAGTGTAGTGCGATACTGGCCCAGACTTACCAATGGATTGTCGAGGCCCAGCTTGTCCATCATCTGTTCTTGTCGAGCTGCGACCTGATTCAACATTGCCATCTTTTCGTCTGCTTGGCCCGAACCCATCCCTACATTTACACTTACATCCATCGTAGCGTCCCATACCCTGGGATCTACTGGCACCCATTGGTTACGCAATCGTACCATTCGTTCTTGGTCTTGGTGTTCTATTATCAATCGTAGCAGACCTTTGAACAGAGGCTTGAAGCCCATCTCTGCAAACAAACGAGCTATCATTTCGGTGTGTTGTTCTGCACCTTTTATGGTGGCCATCACGCCAGCACGGGTCGTAGACTGCAAGACATCGGGGTCCAACCCTTGCGACGCTGCACTCTGACCTGTTCGCTCTGTTTTCATTTGGTCTAAATACTGTACCATTGGAAATGCTTCTTTCCCCAAGAAAGGAACGTCAAGCTGTTGTACCATTCCAGGTTGACGCATTCGTATTACAGATCCCACTTCAGGATTTAATACGTCATCAATATCCACCATGCCTTCGACTACACCAGTGCGTGGATACAAGGCAAATGCCAAGCTGTCCAGCATTCCACGAATGACGGCTGACTTGATCCGCTGTATATCTTTTGTGAGATCGGCCAGGTCACTACCAAAAAACAAGTGTGGCTCTGGATCACAGGCAAAGATAGAAAACGGAATGTCGCTCGCTGGCTCATTGTTTACGACATGATAGTTGTCCCCTACTGTGCAGATTTTTCGTAGCTCTGCAATCCCGTCACCATCAAAATCTATTTTGCACCAGGCTTCCACATACTGCACCCTGCGTTGATACTGTCCAAAGTCTATTGCTCCAGAAGTATCGGGATGTCTGGCGATGTAATTCTCATTATCTAAAAATTCTACCTGGTCGGTTGCGTACTGGGATACCATGTCTTCCTCGTAACCCATTGCTACCAAATCACTTACAGTGGCCATCGTCCTGTGACCTACGACTTGTGCATTCGCCATACTCGTCGCAGCAGCATCCACAAAAAATTCTTCTGGGGGCATTGTTTCGACACGCACCTTGTTCTTCGGCTTCTTCCTACGGATTTCAATGTCGTAGAGTTGGGGTACAGGCATACCCTGTATCTCCATAGTCTCCACCTGGTCTTGTGGTATATTCGGGTCTGGACGAGACTCTACAGAGACTGCTTCGACACCTTCCTCTTCTAGCAGTAATCCCATGGCTGCTTCGGGAAGTGCCTCAAAGCTATGAGTTGAGACCTCAATCGAATCATCCCACCACCACTTTACAATACCCGACTTATTCATCAGTGCATCTTTGAACACCGAATAAAATGTAGATACTGCATCATTGTCTTGCTTGAGAATATGATTTATGTAGTCGGTTGCTTGTTCAGCCTGTGCAATATCTTCAGGCCCACGAGGAACAAACTCCACGACTTTTTCTGTGCCGAAAAAGACACGCATAAGGCTAGGCAACACAGACTGCACACTATCACGCACATCTCTGCTGACTACTTGCGACCTACCCTGCACCTCATTGCCGAACTCATCACCTAAATAATATTTAGTAGATTCTGCTCTTAATGGGGATATTTCGTCATCAATATACTGGATGGCATCGCTAATGTACTGACGAACTCTGTTTTGAAGTTCGTCTTCACTCATTCCTATGCCAGCTTCGGTCTCTGCCTCGTCTATATATGCCATATTTTCCTGGGAAAAATTTGTCTTAAAAGATAGTCTAGTCTAGCTCTGAGTCAAATTCGTAGGGATCATCCATCAGCGTGTCTGACTCCTGCCCCTTTTTTTGCTGCACTTCGATACGCCAATTTCCACATTCGGGACAGCGATCTGGACCCCAGGATTCTTCCCTGGCTTCTACCCATCCACAGGAGACTTTTGTGCATCCATATATAAACATATTTTCATCCACCCAGACAACCTCGGCCCTAAGGCCGAGGCCATCCTCGGCAAGGAAACAAGTCGCAGTGCGAGAAGAGGGTAAGGAACTACGACTCATTTAGAAAATATGATTTTTTGTCATGCTAGACAATTCCTGCCAATGCCCGTTTAATCGGACCCATTTTTTTGAAAGTCTTTCCTCGTATTGCAATACCTGCATCACTGGCAAAGGTAAGCACGAATGCATCTGCTGCATCTGGACTCATAACCCCACGCTTTTTCAGGTCAGCCTTAGATTCTATCTTAACCTTGCCCGAAGAGGTGTATGTATAGCGAACTGTTGTCAACTCATCCTTCAACCTAGAGTCTTTCGGTATCCTCACATCTCTGCCTTCCAGCCATGCTTTAGCCTTGTACCATAACTCTGCTCTAAGATTCAGATACGTTTCACCACCGATTGCTGGAGATTCAGACACATTGATAGCCATAGCAGGAAGTCCTAGTTCTCGAAGTCGGTCTGCTACACCAGCACCTAAACCGATGGCATCCACCATGATCTCTATTGGTTTTTCGGGGACAGTTTCGTACTCAGCTTTGATAGCTCCCGTCAGTTGCATGGTGTCTAGCCCACGCCAAAGACGGACAGGCTCTGTGATTGCGTTGCCCTTGCGTTTACATAAGGCCGAGGCATCAGACCCAAATCGTGCAACGTCTACACCCCAGACTACATCACCATAGGGCGTAGCTTCTACATCTCTTTGCTCTGCACCTGACACTAAGTCCATCGGGATTACAGTATCGTCATCGCCAGCAGGGAACTCGCCTAGCACCCTGATGCGATAGGAGTTACTGGCTTCTCCGTACCTAAGTTTACATTCCTTGACGTATTCTTCTGAGACTCTGCCACTATCAAGGCAACTGACATGGAACGTAGTCCAGGTATCTGCTAGTCGTGTGTGCGTATCATAAAAATATCCACTGGTTCGTACTGGGTTGCCAGCCAACACCATTGTGGCGTGGTGGGCCGACATAGATCCACCAGCAGCTTCATACACCTGTTCGGGAACGCCACTTGCTTCATCACAGATCAATAACACATGGTCAGCGTGGACACCTTGCAGTGCGTCGGGCTGTTCTGACCTGGATGTTCTGGCTGATATGAAGTTGTTCTGAGGACGGGAGGTCATCTCAATACGATCAGCTCGTACAGTAAACAACCCTCTGTAGTCATCAGGTGCAGCACTTAACCATGATTTCAATTCAGGGAGTAGTGCATCGTGTAGCTGTGCAGAGGTGGGGGCTGTGACCACGACTTTAGCATCCCTGTGAACAGTGATCCACCATAGTGCCAACCAGGACAAGCATGAGGTCTTGCCTACGCCATGCCCTGACCTAACTGAGATGCCACGATCCCCACGAGCAACAGCAGACATTAACTGTTCCTGCCATTTGTCGGGGGTTGCTTTCAAAATTTTTTTGACGAACAAAGATGGATTTTTTCTCCACCTATCTTGGGCTTGTTTTAGTATCCCTTTGCGACTGAGATTCCCTGACATGGCTACTCCTCTTCTGCTTCCCTCCTACGCTCCATCTCTTCGTCTTTCAAGCTAGGGTATCTTTCAAAGACTGCTGCTGTAACTTTTTTTATTTCGGAATCAGTGCCGTAAGCCTTCACCATTCGCAGAGCGATCCTTGCTTGTTCAATATCCTGAATCGGATACCTACGTTCCTTGGGGTATACAAAGTCAGAATCTGGAAGCTCGTTACGCTCTTCAGTTGTTAGTCTAGCCATTATTACTCCTTAACATTTGCTAGGAGAGCCTTCATGTGTGCAAACGCTGCACTACGAGTCAGATGCTCCTTCAGAACTTTCCATACTCCGTTTTTTTTGACCTGAACTGAAGTTCCTCGAACTCTGTACGGCATGACTGTCCCTCAAAGATTTTTCTATAGGCTTGCTGCAATATACACAAGTTTGCCAATCAGTCAAAAGTTGGTAATGTCCACAGTGATTACAGCAGAATTTAATCTGCTCCGTCATAGAGGTCTTGAATGTCATCGAAGTATTCAGCGTCTACAAAAATAGGCTGGTCCTGGCTGACGTAAGCACACATCGTGTTATGCTCCAGATATTCCCTGGCCTCGACATCGGTGATGCCATCACGATCCATCAGAACCTTAATGCATTTATTTACACTGTAAACTAACCTTTGCTCCTGAGTAGCCACATCATAGGAACTGCCAATTAGTGCATCATCTAACCCATCAGCTTTTAGCATTTTTCTTTTTGCGTTTTGGCTTGGACTTTAGTAGTGGCTTTAGTTCGTCCAATAAGTCTGCCGTTTCATGCATGATCTTGCGATCAAGTTCGCCATACGGCAAATGCCTAGCTCGGCTTCGCAGCCTGTCGGCAGCAGACTCGACCCTCTCAAGCCTGTCTACTTCTGAAATACTCATTGTGTCTCCTTGCTAAGTTGACCCTAAAAATCCGACGTATATATATCTTTTAATTTGTTATTATTGTTTTTGTACCACTACTCTTTAATTGTACTTGGGAATGTGGCTTAATACAAGGGCTAAAGGGTGTACCAGTGGCGTTTCAGAAAAAAATAAAAATTTTTTGGAAAGAAATGGGGTAATGATGATTTGATCTGTGTGGGATACTCCACTCCACCCTACCCTTCTCTGCCCCCAGGGGGGCCTTCGGTTTTTGTTCGGTATCTGAGCTTTGAGGGTGCATCAACAACCGAGAGGATTACCTTCGGTTTTTCTTCGGTCTAACTAGTTCGCTGGTTCAGTTGAGAATGAGACTCAATCGCATATAGGACTGATCCAGTGGAAACAGCACCCCCCCCTAGTTTTTTGGAATTGTTGTCCAGACAACAGAAATGTTTTAGAAGAAAATTGTTGTCCAGCCAACACAAACCAGTTCACGAGAAAATTGTTGTGTAGGCAACACAAACCAAAACTGACAAAGTTCATGCTTGAGTTTTAATATTGTTGTCCAGACAACAGAAACTAAAACCAACAGAGTTTATGCTCAAGTTTTAATATTGTTGTGTAGACAACAGAAATGTTTTTTATGGTTCTGGGTTCTATGGTTCTGGGTTCAGTATATTTTCACGCACCTATAGTGGGAACTAGAAAAGCGAAAAAAGGTATACAATTCTTCCCCTATTCTTCTCATATGCTACCAGCCTCAACCAATCCCGACCAATTTGCTAAAAATAGAAATGGCTTATCTACGCCACTTTCAGCCCATTCACAAACATATTTCTTTCCAGCCCTTGCAATCCTATATAGAAAGGGTTCTATTATTCTCAAATAGGACAACATCATCACAACAGATAAGGACAAAACAAATGAAACCTCACTACGTACTTTTTAAGCATGATGAGCCTAAACCTTATCGTGGAATTTATGAAATCTACAAGAGTTACAACGAAGACATGATATGGGGAAGTCCTAGATATGAGGTACTGGGATTTTTTGATAGTGTCAAAGAAGCTAGAGACGCAATCGCACTAGATAAGAAAGGACAAAACAAATGAGAAAGAACACACAAGCAGTACTCAAGGCATGGCTCACCAAAAAAGCCAAGGGCAACAAAGGTGATAGCATTTCAACAGATGGAAACACTATCTACAGCTATAGAACTGCAATAGTCGTGAGAACTCCCGACTACTCCAAGGAGATAGCAGAACTAAACAAGCTAGGGTATCCATGCACACAAAAGAGCTTTGTTGATGCCACGATTAACAGAACAAAATATTCCAGCACTACCAGCGGACAACAGAACTCTATTGTTGCCTATTTTAAGGCTAATGACATGAGCTATAGAGAAGAATACAGCATAGCCATAGGGTCAACGGATTTAGGATAATTAGCCGTATTAGGGGGGTGCGAGTCCCCCCGTATCCTTTGCAGTACAGAAGAGAAAGAAAAGCAGAAACCAAAAACTAAAAGGACCAAATGCTAAAAAATAAACAAATGAATTTCCGACTAAAGAATGGGCAATGGAGAACATATGCAGGTCCAGATTCTCTAAATTGCATCAATTCTTTCCGCCCTGTGATACACTGTTTCACTACTCGCCCTTTTGTACTGAAAAAGGGACGTGGTAAGAAGGACATAAGGATATGGTTAGTGGGCAATAGTATTCCACAATTAATAGATAGTGAAACTCGTATGGCATTTATCAAAAAGATTTATGCTGAAAAAAATCGAATGATAAGATCATTTAACTATCATAGTGAAAGGTTCCAAGTATTTTATACTCGCAGTTCTGCTGTGAAGGCTTTTGAAAAACTGGTAGCTCTTAGGAATAACGAGAACCTTGAAGCTAGAGGAGAACTAACTACAGCAATCGAAAAGGGCGATATAGTAACAGCTAGACAATACCTATAAACTAAAAGGACCAAATGCTAAAAGAACAGCCGACTTTCTACAGAAAAAACAACTACGGAACGGAACACTTTTATCCAGCTAACAAATCAGCTCAAATGATTGTGGAAATAGCTGGAACGAAAACCCTAGATCAAAGAATGATGGTGAGACTCGCAACAGTCTACGCAGTAAAATTTACAGAAGTTTTACAGTCTCAAAAGGAAATTTAACCAATGAACGCAATCAATACGGAAGACACGACAACAAGGGAGCAGTGGCTTAACGCTGTAGCTCACAAGCTGGACACTGTAGCTTTCACCCCCAATGGCTACCCCTTGCCAGCAGTCAAGATTTCTTGTTCGTGGGCATTAGGTGGAAAAGCAAAAAATAAGAAGACACTGGGCCAATGCTTCGCTAGATCAGCCAGTGGAAAGGGTTTGAATGAAATTATGATAGTCCCGACTGTTGAAGACTCTTTTGAGATAGCAGACACGCTGGCACATGAATTAGCACACGCTGTAGACGATTGCCAGAACGGACATAAAAAAGGCTACAAAATTATCTGTGAAGCTGTCGGGTTGGATGGAAGTAGCAAATACAAATATGCCAAGGCTGGAGAAAAATTAACGGAACAAATCAAGGACATTCTCAAAGAAGTGGGAGATTATCCCCATTCAGCTATAGACGTGAGCACAGTGAAAAAGCAGACTACTAGAATGGTTAAAGTGGCTTGCACTCTTTGTTCGTTCAGCTATAGGACCAGTAGGAAGAACATAGAAATGACAACAAACAACACTTGTAACGGCTGTGGGGAAGACTCCCTAGACTTCTTGCAAGGTCAAGGATGAACGGAGCGTTTAAACAGTCTAACCAAAAGGTTGTGCAAGATTTAGAAGGTTATTCGTTATACAAAGTGAGGGGTGGAGATACCACCCCCGAAATGAAGTACAGACAGGGAAACAAGATGCAAAAAATCAAATTGGCAGACATGAGCAGTGAAGCAAGGATTCACATGACCACGGCATTCTTAAAGGATACTAGTATTTTATCCTTTGATCGTGGTTTTAGAAAACAGGTGCAGAACATTGAAGGTTGGCACGATTGCATCGTGAACCTTTACGATGAGGAAGGCGAGCCTAAGGACGTTCTCCAGTGGTATCTACTGGGTGACGGCTGGGTTTCTATGCCCCTTATGAATATGGGGGAAGTAGTCGCTGACCTTGGTGAAGCCGTCTACTGGGGACGCACGGAAACTGGGCAA